ACAGGACTGTCGTATTAATACTTTCGCTTGAAACAAGCGCGGCGTCCGCAGTTGTAATGTAAACGTCTTGGTCTTGAGTAGTCGGCGAAGCAGCAACAGTTGCAGCGGGGCCAGTAATCTTACTGCCCGCAGCCGTAAATGTCGTGAAATCGCCAAGGGCGTCTACATCACCAGACCAACCTATCGTTCCAGACCAACTCATCGCCGCTGGGGAAGAGATTACGCAAGCAAGCGGTATCGAATTCTTGGGTAGTTTACCTACATAAATAACCGAACCAGCAGTGCCAGTATCAGTTGCACCAGCAGTAAAAGTGTCGGTAATCGCTTTTACATTACCGCCCCATTCAGTTGCAGCTACGAAAGAAGCAACAGCAGGAGTATTATCTACAACGGTATAATTTGCACCGTAATATGAACTTGTAGTAGCCATTTAATTCACCTCCTTATATGCATTCAATGCACAAAACTTTGCTTTCGTCCATACGGATAGCATTCATTCCGACACGTGCCGAAATCTGCCATATCTGCTTGCGGGGCAGCCAGTCAACGTTGAAAATAGGGGATTCGTGGCGTGCAAACAACATACCATCTTTTACCCAGACAGGACACCTGTAAACATTGGTGTCGCTGTCCATATCGTTGCTTGAACCAACAGCAATCTGGTTGGTTTGTACAAACCTGAATCCCATATACTCATTAACCACACCTGCTACCAGCGAACGAATGATATTGGTGTCAATGGACTGGGTTTCAGCTTCACGAAGAAGGTCTGACATCTGCTTAGGGTTGCAGGCAATATAAAACATATCATCGGGGTCATTATAGAGAGTAATCAATGCCTGACGGGCAAGAATTAACTTCTCAATAGTCAAACCCGAAGATGTACCGCCAACAGAATAATCACTCTGAACATCGTGAACAATTACTCTACCATCGTTAGAACCAAAGACCTGCGTAAGGTCAATGGTGTAAGTGTTATCGCCAGGATTCTTACCGCCACTAACGTCAGCAAAAAACGCAGATGTAATAACGGTATTTTCCTTTCGGATAACACCTTTTGCCAGAGCTTGTATATAGTCGCTGGTCGGGTCGGTATGAAGGGCAATATCATCCTCTTTGTCAACGAAGATACCCTTCCTTGCCCATTTCGGTGTAATCCACCGACGGTTGTGAGTCATATCCTCAACGGGAATATCCTCAAATCTGGTCGTTTTGTCATCGAGCTCGATAGTACCGAGGAAGTCGTAAGACTCATTCTCGCCTTCTATCCGCTCTTCTCTAACAAGGCCTTGATATAGAGGTTTCTTCTCCTGGAGGACTGCCTCATAACCAGCGGTAAAGGAGTTATAAAACGCCTCTGTATACCCGCTGGTATTATTGGTGTTTGTATTATAAGTCGCCATAATACTGTCTCCAATATAAGGTTAATAGAAATGCCGCTCCGGTTGCCTCCTCCTCTGGAGACCTTTGCTTATGACTTACGGCCATCAGTCGAATAGAATTACTATTATCAGCGGGGCGTTCGCTTATCCGCAACACTTTGTTAAGCTTCGCTATATTCTTGGCTGACTCAACTTACCTTCATTAGCTAATTGTTGCGTTAAGGATAAATATTCAGCCATTATTTTTTTGTGGTCTGGGTGGAAACGTTTAGTAAACGCTTCACTCTTCTTGATTTCAGCAAGTCTTTCTTCGGGACTCTTTTGTACTTCCTGCTGTGAGGCGGGGCGTGTTATAGTATCTTCAGCTATTTTGTTGGCTATTGCGTCTAACATTAAAATAATATCAGGGTCGCTTGCCAGACCTTTCTTTTCTAATATGTCATAAATGCCGAGTTTATCGGCCGTTTGACGTGCCTGACGAACTTTAGTATCGTAATTGGCCTCTCCCCATTTTTCCTTTAACTGTTTAACGGCAGCCTGCTTCTGCTCTTCAAGAGCCTTTAACTGACTATCTACTACATCAAGCTGAAAACTAACTATATCGTTAAATTGCTTCTGGTTTAACCCGAGCCCGTGGGCATATTCTTTGAATTGACTAACAAGCTCATCACTAATCGGGACTTCACCCTCGTATTGAAGCTCGTATTTATCGGGTGATTCGGGACGGCCAAGAGCATTATATACATTAGCCCACGCATCAGGATTATCATCGTCTGGTATTACCAAATGTTTACCTGTACCAGTCAATTTCTCTAACTCCCTATAACCCTTAACTAACTGGTCAACACTATTCCACTTTTTAGCTTCAAGTAACCCTTTAATATCTTCAGGCACATTATCAGAAAATTTGCCGTCAGGAGTTATCCACCCGCCTTCAGTTGGAGTTTCTGTTGAAGTTTCGGTTTGGGTTCCTTCTACATCCAGTATATCTTCCATTATTCGTTCTCCTTAACTATCATTGATTCTATCCGAAGGAAAACCCTGCGTTTCCCTTCTGAAAAAAAGGTCTGTAATTCATTCGGCGCCTGCTCACAGACACTTGTACGATTCTGGCCACAAAAAACTTTCAAATCTTTTAAGACTATCTTTCCGTCATCAGTATTAAAAAGCCTTTTGTACGCTTGCCGAAGCTCACGCCTTTTTTTCTCATTCTCTAACTGTATTTGCTCTGACTCTATCATATCCTTAATCCTTCCAGTGCCTCTGCGGGACTATTAGGTTCGGGCGTTTTACTCACGTTCCTGTATGCCTTCGAAGCGTTATCTGCAATCTGTGCCTGAGCGCTGGCAATTTGAAGCTGCTTAATCTGTTCACGCTCGGCGAGCATCTTATCGTAATCCTTCAATCCTTCCGCAGGTGCGCCCGCATTCAACCACGAAGTTCTAAATGCAGTATCAAAATCGACATTACTGAATATATCAGCGACTTGGGCATAAGGCGCCCATTTGGCCAAAGTTGCCTCAATGGCATTAGTCTGCATATTACTCATCGCTAACGCTAATCTGCCCTGATAGATTATCTCGAAGTCAGTCTCGATAGGAGGCGGTTCAATCTTGCCTGCACGAAGTAGTAAATTGTATATCCTTTTAATTAACGGACTGAATATCTCCTTCTGTAACGATGTAATAGCAGGGGCAAGATGAACAATCTTTTCCTCAACCCGCTCGACAACTTCGGTAGCTGTCATATTACGATGCTGGGCAAGAGCCTGGAATAAGTCGTTGAAAAACGCTTCTTTAACGACCTCCTGCTGCTGGGCAATAATCTCGGCGTTTAACTGAACATTCATACCAGTATTAAGAGGTTTGGGTTCCATTGCGCCAGGTCGCACGTAAATCATACCGCCAGGCGAAGTTACAGGCTGACCTACTACACCATCATCTTCAGCGATTAAAGGCGGATTTACAGCCTTCTCTGCCGACTCAATAAATGTTTTTTTCATTCTATTGAGCATTTTGATTTCAGGTAAAATCTCAATAGCGGGGCCACGACCCATAATCTCCTGCGGGGCACGTGAAAATCTCGCTACGAAATAGGGTAGCTCATCAAAACCGCTCTCTTTAACGATTTCTCTGTCGTCTATACATATATATAAACTGCGTACCTTCTTGTTACTGGCATTCAGTTTAGATGAGTCGAAATTTTCGTTAGGCTCACAGGCGTGAACAAATTCAAACTTCTCATTTAGTTGGCCAGCATCAAGTGCTTTCTTGATACTCTTACTGACATTGTCGCCAAATTCCTGATAGGCCTGGCGGGCAGTATAGAAAATCTGCCGATATACCGTGTCAATCTCACCCCTGTTGTTATCATCGAAGAACATATACCCGATATGGTGAGACTTGAAGACTATGTCATCACCAATCTTTTCTACGGATAAAACACCCGTCCCGAATACTATCATCGAGCGAATGGTAATAAACATCTCCCGCTGGAAATTAGAACGCCATATCTCCTGATGAGTAATGGCGGTGGCAGTGGAAAGCCACTCCTGAACGGTCTTGTCGTTATTTAATTCATAGGGAGATGCTATAAATTCAAACCATTTAACGCCAACAGGCATAAGGTAAGAAAATATACCTGATGTCATTTTATACGCAGCCATAAGAGCAGTAGAGTCGTATAAATTTTCTGTCTGAAGTAACCCTTCCGACTGGACGGCGCTTCTTACCTGCCTTTGGGCTGTTGGCCAAACGTATTTACCAGCTTCAGCCCGAAGCGAATTAGACTGCGCTTTGCGAGCCTTCGCCCGCTCGTAACGTGAAAGTACCTTGTCTATTAACTTCATACTACTCTCCCAGACGACGCTTAAGAGCCGTTGTAATACCACTTAAAATAGTACTCGGCCTTCCGCCACTTAATACTTTTTTCTTGCGCCTTCTTGCAGCTTCTGCGGCGTCCTCTTCTATATTAGTTACAGGTTCAGGTTCAGGCGGGGGCGGTGGTACTTTGGGCGTAGATGGCTTGCTAAATAAAAAGCTCATTTCAATCTCCTACTTTCGTTAAGCTAAAGCTCTTTGTTAAGCCTTGCTTCTAATGCTCCGATTAAGGCATCAAGTAACATATCACCAAAATCGTCATCGGAATAGCCGACGTCAGGCTCTTTCGGTAGTTGACGGGGAGCCTGCTCTGTCAACTGTCTCTCTCTGTCAAGACGCTGTATATCACCAGCGTCAAAAAGTGTGGTAGACATTTGCTACTCCTTACGATGATACCGTGATAGTTGGCTGTGCTGTTAAACCGTAACAGCCGAGAATTATCCATCCAACAGTATCATCTACGTACATTAATGTTGCTGCATCACCAGCGTCAGCGAATACAATAGTAGCAAAACCACTTTTAGTGGTCGGCGTAAGTGTGCCATCGCCATTGCCGTCAGTTACCAGATTTATATTTATAATCTGGCCTGGCGTACCATTCGCAAGCGTTAAGTCTTCACCGTCGCTGCCGGTAGTCTTTTTGACTAATGTCGCTGTTACTGGAATTGTCGTGTCGTCTGCATCCACATCAACCGAACCACTACGAAATTCGGCAATACTCCACACATTACCACCTTTGGTTACCTGAAACTGGCCACTGGAGTTTATACTTGCTGTTCCAGTGCCGTCCTGTTGACGTAATTTTGCTGCATAAGTAGCCATAATTTTTCTCCTAATCCTGCTCTTGCGAGCGAACGTTATTGTCCACGTGGGACGTTGATATTAAAAAAGCCCTCGTCAGACCAAGTCTTCAGAGGGCTTACCAATTCGATATTATCCCGTATACTTAAGTACTATTTACAAAAAAGTGCTTTTGTTTCCTTAATAAGATTTTGGCATTTCTCACAAATCAATCTTACTGGGACATCATCGTGAAAATCTATTTGCAAAACAGAATGATAATCTCCGCAGATTTTGCACTTACCACGCTGCTCCGCCATCATCGGTCGAGTTATATCGTGTAATGAGGCAACTTTTTTGCGGTATTCTATGACTGCTTCTTCATTATAATGAGGAAGACCAAGCGTACCACCAAACAAAAGGCCTATAAATTTACTTTTCCAACCCGATAATCCCAGCAAATACGAGAACCGAAGCGTCTTTAACATTGGAGACGTACTCCATTTAGATGTAGATGGCCTCGACTCCGATACAACCAAAAGCTCATAAAATAAGGCATCCTGCACCCGAGGAATTGCATAAAACTCTTCCTTGGATGTATATTTAATTTTTATGTGGGGGAAAAAATCAACAAACCATCCAACATCAGAATCATTGGGAGCTAGGTTTTCGTACTCTTCCATTTTCGGCTCCTTTATTAAGGTTATCCATTTTGAAGGTCTGCTCAACGTTCACATTAACGCAGCGACCATTAAAAAAGTTAAAAGTGATTTTACCATAAAAATCAGGCAACGTCAACTCTCTGGCTATTTTCTGAATCTGCGTCTGCACTTTTTTCCTCTATCTCCTTTAATACTTCTTCCTTGGTTTTGTGAAACATTGATATACCTAACTCCTTCGCCTTCTTACGCCAGTCCTCATCTTTGGCTGTCTCAAGAGTAGACTCCACAGAAGACTTATCAACAGAAGGCTTCTGAATGTACCAATTCTCTAATTCATCCTGAATAATCGTGCGTATCCAGTCTTCCTGCTCCTTGATAAGCTCAATTACCCGCTTTTCATCAGGCTTGACGTCAATGTAAGTAACATCCTTTTTAGGAATAGTTACTGGCTTGGAGTTGGGCGGATAACAATTCAAACATACCCAACAACCCCTCTTTTCATCTCTAGTTAGCTCACCATCACATCTTTTACATTTCATTGTTCTTCCTTTAAATGACAGTATTTATATTTCATCCCTGAACCACACGGACACTTCCAGTTGCGGCCTATCTTATGACCCCTTAACATCCGTGGATTTACACTATGACGATTTAGCCAATCTGCCGCTTTTCTTACTTTCGTTAAGCTTCGCTCCCTTTCTGAATATTCTGTCATAATTTTCTCCGTACTTTTTAAGGTCAACAGGGCGATAGAAATCACCCTTGCCAGCAGTCCAGCGGTCTCTGGCCGACTCAAAATCCCTTCTCGCCTTACTTTTTACCAATGCTCGGATACCTCCTGTGAACGGCAGCCCTAACCCGCTTCTTTTCGGCAGGAGTGCCAAATGCAGCAACTCTCGCCAATGCATTGCGGGCGTGTGCCTTATCGTGTATCGGATACTTCCTCGTAGAAGGATATACAAACGCCGACTTTGGTAACTTACTACGTCTTTTGTATGTTAATTTACTCATCTTACAACCTGTCAATCAACTTCTTTAGTGCTTGGTAAAATACTATCGTTCCGAAAAATATCGCTAATGCCAATCCAATATCCATTTTTGTCTCCTTTCTAAATTTTAACCTTTTCTGTAACGACCGTTTCCCCTGCCGCCGCCTCTACCATAGCCAGGACCACCTCTTGAGCAGCCACCAGTGTTTTTGTTTCTGCGTCCACCACCAGGCCGGCCACGACCACGTCCAGTTCCATCTCTTCTACCGTACATTTATTTTTTCCCTTTCTTCTTTCTCTTCGGCAATCCTTTCGGGGTCGGCTGCGA